TATATGAAGAAAGACGGAATGAGTCCAAAATCAATTCGTTATTATCTAAATTATGACGAAGATTATATTCCTGATCAATTGAGTTACTTGCCAAGAGAGAAAGCGCCAGAAGAAGGCGAAGATATGGATAACGCAGAGCCAAAAGGTAAAGAACAAGTTAACATGAAAGAGTTGGCAGAGTTTATTGGTGCTTTCTATAATCCACATGGACGCGAGCAAGGGTTAGGCGAATGGCGCAAAGGCCCAACTGAGTTAGGTATCATGGCCGGTAAACAGTTTGGTGACAAGGCCGGGCGAATTGTAGAAAAGTTAGTGACAAAAATGCAATCAGCAGGAGAAGGAGATCATCAATTTTCTGAAGTTATGAGACTTGCCGGTATTAAAACATCCGAAAGTGGTCCGAACAAAGTCGACGTTCCTGCTTATCAACGTAAAAAATCAGGTGATAAAGATTGGAATGTAACTCGAAAAGACCTAGAAAAAGATGATGAAAAGAAACTTTCTAGCAAAGCAGGTTTAGCCGCTCTTAAAAAACGTAGCGGTATCGAAGAAGAATTTGATGTTGTATTAAAATTAGCCGGTTTGGCAAAATAAACCTATTTTAAGCCCCAACTGGGGTTGATATTATAAATAAAAGTGCGTATAGTTAACTATATGCACTTTTTCTTTTTTAGTCAGTTGGCTTTAAAAGAATGGCACATAAAATATTACATTAAGGAAAAATCATTATGGCAACTTTAGCAGAAATTCGCGCAAAACTTCAACAAGCATCTCAACAAAACACCGGCGGCGCAAGCGGTGGAGACAACGCAATATTTCCACATTGGAACATAGCAGAAGGTACTAACGCAACAGTTAGATTTTTACCAGACGCAGATCAAGACAACACATTTTTCTGGATTGAACGAGCAATGATCAAATTGCCTTTCGCCGGAGTTAAAGGTGAAGCAAATTCAAAACCAGTTACTGTACAAGTTCCTTGTATGGAAATGTGGGGAGAAACATGCCCAATCTTAACAGAAGTACGTCCATGGTTTAAGGACAAAAATCTTGAAGATATGGGTCGTAAGTATTGGAAAAAGCGTTCATACTTGTATCAAGGTTTTGTAGTTGATAGCAAACTACAAGAAGACAAAACACCAGAGAATCCAATTCGTCGATTCATTATTGGTAGTCAAATTCACAACATCATCAAAGCCGCTTTGATGGATTCTGAAATTGAAGAAATCCCAACAGACTATGTACGTGGTCTAGATTTTAAAATTACAAAAACATCTAAAGGTGGTTACGCAGACTATTCTACTTCAAACTGGGCTCGTCGTGAACGTGCTTTGAGTGAAGAAGAAAATGCCGCAATTAAGCAATATGGATTGTTTAATCTAAAAGACTTCCTACCTAAGAAGCCAGGAGATGTCGAACTCAAAGTTATGATGGAAATGTTCGAAGCGTCAGTTGACGGGGAAGCATTTGACATGGAACGTTGGGGTCAATACTTCAAGCCAGCAGGTATGGGCGGTAGTGGTTCAGCAACAGGATCTAAAACTAAAGATCCAGAAGCAGAAGACGCAGGTGAACCAGTAAGCACTCCAGCACCAAAAGCAGTTGCTAAATCAACTGTAAGTGAAGATGATGATGCTCCAACAACATCAGGAAATTCCGACGCAGGAGATCGTGCTCAAAACATTTTGGCCATGATCCGTAACCGCCAAAAAGCAGAATAAGGAGATAGACTATGAGTAAGGCCTTCGATATTTCGAAGTTCCGTAAGTCTATCACTAAAAGTATTGATGGCTTAGGAATTGGGTTTAACGACCCAACCGATTGGATTTCAACCGGTAACTATGCCCTAAACTATCTTATCTCAGGGGACTTCTTTAAGGGAGTCCCTTTGGGAAAAGTAACAGTTTTTGCGGGCGAATCTGGCGCAGGTAAGAGTTATATCTGTTCTGGTAACATTATTAAAGCCGCACAGGAACAGGGTATTTTTGTTGTCCTAGTTGACACAGAAAATGCTCTTGATCAAAAGTGGTTGACTGATTTAGGTGTTGATATTTCAGAAGATAAACTTTTGAAATTAAACATGGCAATGATTGACGATGTTGCTAAAACCATCAATGAGTTCATGAAAGAATACAAATTGATGCCAACGGAAGAACGTCCAAAGGTATTGTTTGTTATTGACTCACTTGGTATGTTGTTAACTCCAACCGATGTAAATCAATTTGAAGCAGGAGATCTTAAAGGTGATATGGGTCGTAAACCTAAAGCACTTACGGCGCTGGTTCGTAATTGTGTTAACATGTTTGGTAATTACAACGTCGGCTTGGTGGCTACTAATCACACATACGCTAGCCAAGATATGTTTGATCCAGATGATAAAATCTCAGGCGGACAAGGCTTCGTTTACGCATCTTCTATCGTGGTTGCCATGAAGAAGTTGAAATTGAAAGAAGACGAAGATGGTAATAAGGTTAGTGATGTATTGGGTATTCGTAGTGCTTGTAAGATTATGAAGACACGTTACGCTAAACCGTTTGAAAGTGTTCAAGTTAAGATTCCATATTCAACTGGCATGGCTCCAACCTCCGGTTTGGTTGACATGTTCGAGAAAATGGGTGTATTATCTAAGGTAGGGAATAAATTAGCATACACTAGTAAAGAGACTGGTGAAATTGTTGCCGAATTCCGTAAGAATTGGACTGAGGATAAACTCATGATGATTATGAAAGAATGGGATGAAAAATCTGTAGCAACAACGACTACAACAACCGAGGACACTGAGGAAGTATAATGGAAGAATCATTAATTATGGAACTATGGGATCTATTCCGAGAATATATTCCAGAAAAAAACCGAGAAATGGCTGCAAATCAATACGTAGATTTTCTCCTTGGCAAGGATGTTTCCGTAGAAGATTTAACAGCATATACGGGTTACGACCCTCATTTAGATGACGCAATCAAATCAGTTCAAACTGAGGAAGAAGGCTACGATGATGAGGAAAATGATGACTATGGGTATGAAGACGAGGATTATTAATGACCTGGTATTCAAAAGTAAGCAAAGATATTGCTCACTTACCTGATTGTATTGACTACTATTACACACAGTTAGATGAAGCAAGGGCTGAGGCAAAAATTTACGGAAACGTAGAAAAAGCCTCGGCGGCTTTGCCGGGTATTGTTGAACATAGATTCAATCAACTTCAAGAAATTGAGGCAATACTTGAATACCTAAACATCGAACTTCGAAGATTGCGCTCAAAGTTGTTTAGGAAGTATCTTGAAAACTATCAACGTGCTCTGAGTTCAAAAGATGTAGAAAAATATGTCGACGGTGAAGCAGATGTGGTTGACATGGACAAAATTATTAATGAATTTGCCTTGTTGAGAAACCAATGGTTGGGAATTATCAAGGCAATCGATATCAAACAGTGGCAACTTTCTAATATTATCAAATTGCGTACAGCAGGTATGGAAGATATTTCAATATGAGTTTTTTTGTCGCCAATTTACAACCTCCTAAATTCATTGAGGATCTGATATTAGACTTGAGTTACAGGTCTGTTATCCTTGCTCCTAATGATTTTAAAATTATTGACAGTTTTTCTGATCAATTGTTTCGTGGAGTTTCATTTACTGTTAAGCAAGGCGACCTTGCCGTGAAAATGTGTAAAAAATACAAGGCACAACTACACGCAACCTTTGGACCTCTCGTTGATACCATTATCGCAGGTCCACATTTTCAGTTACCATTGAGAGAATCAGTCAAACAACTTTCTCAAATTAAATTAGTCAAGGAGGAAAAGAAATATATTTCAGTAACTTTTCCTTATAATGAAAATTTGGTGGGAGAAATCAGAAAATTTAAGGAAAATAACAAAAGTGATTGGGCCGACTGGCACGGTGAAAAGAAGGAATGGCAATTTAGTCTAACAGAAGGAAGCGTCTATTGGTTATGTCAAGCACTTATACCTAAGCAATTTGAGGTAGATTCACAAATTTTGGAATTTTATGAAAAAATCTGTGAAATTCATGAAAATATTGAAAAATACGCTCCCATGCTGGTTGTTGAAAATGACCAACCAATGTTTAAAAATGTTTATCATGAGGTACCCCAGCCAGATACACCTGATTTACTTAAAGGTATCCTAATGGCCAAACGTCATGGGATCGAGGTGTGGGACAATAATTATGAAAATTTCATAAATTCTGAAAAAATCACCTCTCTCACCAAAAAATTCATCGAAAAAGAATTTGCTAGTGAAATGTCAATTAAGGCCGAGGACCATCCTATCGAAGACTGGGACCAGTTACTGACCAATATCAATGCGGCCATGATTGTTGTGCCACCGGATAACGAATTGCCACACCTACGTAAGTGGCATCTACACCTAAAATCACTAGGGTTCACAGAAAATCAAATGACAGTAATGTTTAGGACTGATAATATCACAAACAAATCATTTAATGATTATATTAGAGAAAATAAATTAAACTCAGCATTGTCAGAAAATATAAAATTTGTGTTTGTCAGTAGACGTATTAAAAAACCTTTGATAAAATCTGGAATAAATTTTGATATTGTCATAACTTGTGATAGTTTAGGTAATAATCAAGCCATAAGAAAAATTTTAAATGACAAATACAACGCAGTTGTATACTTGGACAAATTGAAAGATAAGGATTTTGTTTGAAAAAATGTAAAATTGTAATCAAGGATGAAGTTAATGTTAAGATTGATAATTTAGATCTTGACACACGTAAATCTTTGGTGAAAAAATTCAAATATTTTGACCAAAAAGCAAGGTATCTACCAGCATATAAATTAGGTAGGTGGGATGGCTGTACCAGTTTTTTTGGTCTTGGCGGTACAACCTACATGACCTTGTTACCTCAGTTATTAGAAGAATTGTTTCGTCAAGGTTATGACCCAGAGGTAGAAGATCTTCGAGTTAGTCCACCACTAAATTTCACCAAAATTTCTGAAGATTTTTGGGGTGATTTAACATGGCCAGAAGGACACAGATTTGCCGGAGAAAAGATTAGACTTCGTGAAGACCAAGTTGAGGTTGTCAATAAGTTCCTTGAAAACCCACAATGTATTCAGGAAATTGCTACTGGTTTTGGTAAGACAATTACCACCGCAACTTTGTCAAAAATTTGTGAAAAATACGGTCGAACAATAACCATTGTTCCTAACAAAAGTCTAGTAGAACAAACTGAAGAAGATTTTATTAACTGTCGATTAGACGTAGGAGTTTACTACGGAGACAGAAAAGAACTGAATAAAACTCACACAATTTGTACCTGGCAAAGTCTCAATATTTTAGACAAAAAATCCAAGGATGTAACCGAAGATGACGTCCTAACATTGGCTGTTTTTCTTGACGGTGTTCAGACAGTAATGGTTGACGAGGTACACATGGCCAAGGCAGAAGTGTTGAAAAAACTACTAACCACCCACTTGTCAAACTGTGCTATTCGTTGGGGGCTAACTGGTACTGTACCTAAAGATGAACTCGAATTTATGAGTATAAAAGTAGGGTTAGGTGAAGTAGTACACCAAGTTAAGGCACACGAATTACAAGAAGCCGGTGTATTAAGTACCTGTCATGTCAATGTTATTCAAACAGCCGAATGGAAAGAATTTGGAAGTTACCCAGAAGAATTAAAATACTTGGTTACTAACGAAGATAGAATGGCATATATCACTAAACTAGTCAAAACCATTGCCGAATCTGGTAATACACTGGTACTGGTTGACAGAATAGAATCTGGGCGTATAATATGTAGTAGTATAGAAGACTCTGTGTTTATTAGCGGAGAGGTTAAGACTAAAGATAGGAAAGAGGAATATGATCAGATTCGTACTGAGAATAATAAAATCATTGTTGCGACTTATGGGGTGGCTGCTGTTGGTATCAATATTCCTCGGATTTTTAACCTGGTGCTACTGGAACCGGGAAAAAGTTTTGTTAGGGTTATCCAAAGTATTGGACGAGGTATCCGAAAGGCTGAAGACAAAGATTTCGTCCAAATCTGGGACTTAACCGCAAGTAGTAAGTATGCTAAGAAACATTTAACAGAACGGAAAAGGTTTTATAAAGAAGCAAAATATCCTTTCACAATAGATAAGGTAAAATATTAATGCAAATTTTAACATTAGAGGATAAGACGTTTTATTTGAACGATCTGCCCGACGAGATAGATGAGGATTTGAGGTTCAGTGTATTAGATAACAGCGATC